GCTCAGATTGGTTCAAGCGGTAACTCTGCTAAGATTGGTTCAAGCGGTTACTCTGCTCAGATTGGTTCAAGCGGTTACTATGCTCAGATTGGTTCAAGCGGTGACTCTGCTAAGATTGGTTCAAGCGGTTACTCTGCTCAGATTGGTTCAAGCGGTGACTATGCTCAGATTGGTTCAAGCGGTTACTCTGCTCAGATTGGTTCAAGCGGTGACTATGCTCAGATTGGTTCAAGCGGTAACTCTGCTAAGATTGGTTCAAGCGGTGACTATGCTAAGATTGGTTCAAGCGGTTACTCTGCTCAGATTGGTTCAAGCGGTGACTATGCTAAGATTAATAGCACTGGAGAAGATTCTGTTATCATGTGCGCTGGTAACAACTCTATAGCAAAAGCAAAGGCTGGCTCATGGATAACGCTTGCAGAATGGGAGTGGAATGACGAGAAGAACCATTATGTTCCAGTGTGCGTTAAGACAGAGTACGTTGATGGAAATAATATCAAGGCTGATACTTGGTATCAACTCAAAAACGGAGAATTCGTTGAAGTAACTGAGTAACTAACCACACTTATGTGATTAAATATAAAGTAATATGGAAGATTTTCAGAAAAGAATGTGCGAAGAGCACGATGAATTAGTAGCTCGTTTAAGCAAGTTGAACGCTGCCTTGAAAAAGGATGGATTCTTGCAGAAAGTTGGAATTGCCCAGTTTACTCTTATGACTAAGCAAAAGGCTGGTATGACATCTTATCTTGAAGCCCTTGAAGATAGAATGAGAGATATGGGCATTGATGCTGATTATGTGATAGAACAGTCTAAATGGCTGTAATAAAGTAACTAACCACCCTCTCCTGCAAAAGGGAGAGGGTAAAAAGAAAAGAATATGGCAAAAATGAATGTAACAGAAAAGGACTTTGAAGCTTTCTTTCAAGCAACAGAATCCCTTATGGCTATGTCTGGTACTTTAGATGAAGGCTTTGATGAAGAGGCTTATGCTATAAACAGACAGTTCAAAAGTTTCAAGCGAAGATACTTAAAGGCAAAGAAGGATAAACAATGAGTAAAGAAAAAGCGATAATTCATATCAATAATGTTTCTAAGATGAATGGTTCAAAAAGAATAAAGATGAGTGCTGGCATGGTAGCACATATTCAAAATGAGCTAATCTTTGCACTTAAAGAGTTGGAGAATTAAGTATGAAGGCATTAAAAAGATTAGTATATGTGTTACTTATGTATTCAACATGTATCATAACCCCATTTATAGATGTAATATTTATACTTATACCAATTATGTGGATAATAACTGGTAGTGTTTTACGACAGAAAGTAACTAAAGGGAAGAAAACATTCTATGTGTATACCATAACGGAAGTGGCATATTATAGTATGGATAAGTATTTAACTAAATTATTAAAGCTATGAACAGAAAAGAAGTTAAATCATTTTTGCCTATTTTGCAAGCATTTGCAGATGGAAAAGAAATAGAATGCCGTGAAGAAGATAAATGGTATAAAGTATTAGAAATCTGTAACGAGATGAATCCACAAGACTACCGCATCAAACCAGAGCCTAAGTACAGACCTTTCAAGGATGCAGAAGAGTGTTGGCAAGAGATGCTGAAACACCAGCCATTCGGGTGGGTGAAGGATAAAGACAAAGGATTTAGATTGAATATTGTTGGCTTGAATCAAAAAAGAGCGTTTACACAAGTTGGTCATAATTATGACCAAGCCCTTGATGAATTCACCTTTGCCGATGGTACACCATTTGGTATGAAAGAGGAGGATTAGTTATGGAAATTGATGAAAAAATAAATGAAATAATTCAACAAGCAAAAGAAGAAGGAGCTTATAAGGAAGATTTTGACGCATTTGAACAAGAGATATATGACCAAGGTTTTCATGATGCAATTTATTTCATGCTGTGGAATCCAAGCGAGCGAAGTTGTTCTAATTGTCAGTATCAGAACAGTAGAGAGCTATGTGGGGAAGAGTACTGCGGGGAAAAATACTGGAGTCCAAAATTGGAGGAATAGTTATGGCATGGGTAGCAGTTAATTGGAATGGTGACGAATACATCTATGAGGAAATGCCAGAAAGATTTTATCATCGATGGGCGCCAACATTTTGTGAATACGAAAATAGAGTGTACGACTACGTAGAACTTCCAAAAGGCAGCATCAAGAAGCTCATCGGAAGAGAATTAAGCTGGAACGATGAGCCAGTAGAACTTAAATAAGAATAGATATGGTTAAGTATAAAATTTGTTTAGACCCAAATCTTAAAAAATTGATGGAAGAACGTGGGTTCACATTTGATAACAACAATATTTACAAGCCAGAACGTCAACTTATGGCTACTGATGTTATCAGAGAACTCAAAAAGTTGATAGAAGAAAATGGCGATAAACCTGTTTTCGTATCTACTGGATTTGAGTATTGTGATGCTTGCAGTGTATCAACCTATGATAATGGTGATATTCGTATTGGAACATAAAAATAGAATTTAAAGAAGAATAGTGTATGAAAATAGAAAATATCAGGTTCAAGGCCAAACGTCTTGACAACGGAGAATGGGTTTGTGGATATTTCTACGAAGAGAATGGTAATACATACATCATTGAGAATCTCCAGAAAGAAAGCCAGTTAAACAGAAATCTTACTTATCAGGTTGACCCTGAAACCGTCTGCCAGTTTACAGGATTGTCAGATTGTGTAGGCAGGGATATTTGGGAACACGACCTAATACATTTGGCAGGGTTTAACTATGCTGCCGAAGTAATTTGGTCGGAAGGTTACTATGCTTTTATGGTGGTCTGCGAGAATAAACATTCTTATTGTCTTCACAGTGTTATAAAAGATTGTAAGATAGAAAGAATTGGCAATAAGTTCGATAAGGAGAAATAGCTTATGAAAAGTATATTCTCTATGTTTGCTTATTGGGATAGAGTACATCAATTCCAAGACGGACACATCAAGGTAGAGAGAAATTTGGCTTGGAGAAGGAAGTATCTTCATGTTCGTAATAGTAATAAACAATTAATCTTTTAGCGTATGAAAGAAGAAACAAGAAAAGTAGTAGTTCTTGATTGGGAGGACAAAATTAAGCTACAACAAGTTATCAAGGATTTGGAACAAGTTGCTGATACTTACAAAAGTATTTGCAAGGATGTCACTATCATCAATAATGCAATTTACTATCTCAGAATAATTGAGGAAAAAATTAATTAGTATATGAAGAATAAGATTTTAAACTTAGGCAAGTCAACTATTTGGTTCGTCTTATGCTTGCTCGTAAGTACGTTGGCTTTTGAAGGTGTTTTCTCATTGACTAATAGAAATGAACCTGCGAAAGATTTTAGTACAACAGTATTTTCAAAGAATGGGCATGACTATCTGCTTATGGACACGAAACATGGAGTTTGTGTTATTCATGCAGAGAGTTGTCCTTGCCGTAAAAAGAAGTAGTGTATGAAGATTAAAAAGAAATAAGAAATGAAGAAGGAAATATTTGACTTCTCAGAGGCTTTAAAGCGTATGAGAAAAGGAAAGCTCGTAAAGCGTGAAAATGGGCTTTATCCGTTTGGTATTGACGAGGAAGGTATATTCTATCATTATGGGCATCATATATTCAAGGAAGAAAGAATGCTCTCAGAGGATATACTTGCAACAGACTGGGAGGAGGTGTAAAGATGGAGAAGAAAATATTGACCCTCAATGTCAGCAAGCAATGGTTCGATATGATTGTGGCTGGCGAAAAGACCGAGGAGTATCGGGAGATAAAACCTTATTGGATTAAACGTCTGACCACTAACTGCGAAGTAGCTTATGATGTGGCGGCAGAAACATATTGCGGAAAGGTACTCTATCGCCCTTACACCCATGTCCTCTTCATTAACGGCTATCGCAAGGATAGCCCACGTATCGAAAAGGAGATTGAAAGCATCAGCATCGGTAAGCCTAAGAGGGGTTTATGCCCTGATAAGTGGCTTGATACAGAGTTTTTTGTCATCAAATTTAATTGATATGAGCTACAAAGAAATAGTTTTAAATTACATAAAAACTCACGATGTTCCGTATTTTCTTAGGACAAATATAGAAGATGGATTACAAAAACGCATATCAGACAGCGAGGTGTATGAGTTAATTCTTAGAATTAATCATAGGCTTAATATTGCAAATTGCTTCGAAAGGGGCTTTCGTGGTCATGTACCTATACGTTTTGCAGACGAAATAGCCAGTTATGATATTTTGACAGTATTAAATAAAAAGACGCCCCCACCCGGTCATCACGACTGAGTGGGGGCTTTTTCAAAAAACTTAAAACATAATAACTAAAACCAATAAAACTATAACCTATTCACTAACCTATCTAAATATTCGTCCAGTTCTTTCGGGTACCACACTTTTTCGGTAAACCCGAGTCGTTTCTTTCCAGCCGGCAACTTCCCATCCTTCACATATCTTCTGAAAGTAGAAGATGGCAGCCTGGTATATTTACAAGCCTCAGCAAAGCTGATAGCCTCATCCTTGTTGGCCAGCCGATGGAGATAGTCAAACAGAAAGGCCGACTGCATTCTGTTGACAAGACATCTACCCGACCTTATCCTGTCGTGAAACTCCATCAACAGGTTATCTATAGCCTCCAGTTCCTCGCTTATCTTCACCATATCAATGTCGTTTATACAGCTTCACACCACTCACGAAAAGCAGCGCAATCACCAATGCGGCAAAAAACTTCCCCATCGCTACAAAGAGCCTTTCGCTCCTACTCATCCCCTTCTCCACAGGGTAAGCTACGTTCACGCTGTCACGCTTCACGATAGTGTCCTTCTTTACCTTATATATATTATGATACCTGTCCCTATACAATGTCTTGTTTACGTACAGAGTATCCCCCTTTCTCTCCACATACACCGAGTCTTTCAGATACACGCTGTCCTTTCTTACGGTCGTGTCCACCCTCGTTATGTACTCAGTATGTACCTCAGGCACACTCACGTACTTCGTCTTGCAACCTCCAAGTACCAACCCGGCTAATATCACCAATATCGCAATGTTCCACTTCATGAGCACAATACCTTTTTACATTTTGCCAACCATCTTTTCCTGCTCGCCAGGCCGTTGGTCCCTCCGTTAATGCGTTTCGTCACTGCCACTACATTGTCCTTGTCGGCCAACTCGTTCAGTCCATGCTTCCACCACCACCAGGCACCACTCTTTGTTGCACCGAACGGCTTTTCCAGCAGTTCCGGATTCTCCATGATGTCGCCCTTGCAATATCCCGAGTCCTGATAAGCCTTGTAGTTTGCTCTGCCTGTAATGTGCATCAGCCCTCTGCCCTTATATCTCGCGCCATCGCCCTTCATGGTGTTTCCGAGCATCTTGCCAAGCCTTCCTTCCTCGTATTTTCTGAAGTACGATGGCTTCCCGAGTTCTCTCATACATCTCAGCCCGCTGGTCTCATGGCATACCTGAGCCATGAAGTGAGCCATTCTCATGGGTGTATTGATATGAAAAACATCACACCACTCGTTGATATAATGCAGAAAGTAGCTCACTCTGTCCCAGTCTTCCAGGATTTCATACATCTGCAGTCTCGTTATCTTCATTTCTCTGCCTCCTGCTGTTTCTTTAGCACCTCAGCAAAAGCCTTTGCCAGGTCGTCTTTGTTCTCCAATAGTATGCTTATTGTCTTTTCCTGCTTGCGTATCTCTGCCTTCTGCCATGACTTTTCTCTCACGCTCATGAATTCGCAAAACACGCAGTACCCTGCCCATATCATCGAGAATACCGGGAACGGCATCACGATGCAGGCTATCAGGTCTATGCACACCGTTACCATGAATGGCGAGAAATACTTTCTTGCCTTGTCGCAGGTTTTCTTTAGCCCCATGCTGGTCGTAGCCTCTCCGTTCTGTCTCGCTTTCTTGATGCCGAAGAACAGGTCTACGGCCATAGATACGATAAGAGCACCCATACAGATTGCTATCACCAGCGCCGATCTGTATAGATGCTCTTGCAAAAATGTATGTATTATCTCTGTCATATCTTTGATTTTTGTTGCCTACAAAGATATGCGCTTTTCTTTCACCTTTTTCTCTTAGTAGTCTTACCTATCCCATCATGTACCAGAATATCTTATCTGTAGGATGAACAGTATCCTCGTCCGTCAGAAAACTTACCGCCAACTCGCTTATCCTTCCTATAAGACTACCTTTGCCCTTCCATTTCCTCATCACATCTATGTGGTTAGAATACATCAGGTTCATCGTTACCGCGAAGTCCCATAGATTGTAGTCCGGTATGTCCTTCCCTACACGTCTGTACTCCTTTTCTATATCCTCGTAGCTCACAAATGGAGCATAGCTCCTGTGGGTATCACTGTCGTAGTAGTACATCTGTGAGATGCAGCCTCTCGCTGTCAACTCGTCAAAATGACTCACTCCGTTCTTGTAGTATTGTATGGCTCTGTAGGCATTCTCCTCCTGCTCCTTACTCATACCACACTCTCCTTCTTCCAACATTCTAAGCGCATTTCGTACCTCGCTCAAAAGTAAGTTTAATGAATCCATAAACGTAAAGTATAATTGTGAATATAATAAATATATGATGCGCCTCTATCTGTTCCGGGCGTATCATCCAGCTCTTGTAGTATATTCTGATAGCATTAATACCGAAAAAATAGAGGAAGGGTATTCTGAACATCCAGCAGTATTTATAGAAATAACTCGCTGGCAGCATGGCAAGCGGCATATAGACATAAGCCAGTATATACAGCCATATCACGCAGTTGCCGTTCATATCTGTGTCAAGGATAATGGGACGCGAATATCTCGAATAGTCCCAAACTCCGTACCAGTGACCGAGCATTAGCGGGATGGGCATCCACTTCACCCCAATCTCATACAGCTTGAATATGCCTCTGTCAAGCAATCGCGAACGTATCGCACGCCGCTCTTCTTCCGAAAGCGGACTTTCTTCTTGTTCTGTTTCCATAACTTTCAGTTTTTTATTTATTTTTGGTTAGTTTGAGCTAATTGTACACCAAATTCGCCTTTTGCATTACAATTCGCTGCAAATATAGATATTTTTATAACAATTCGTTGCTTAAATAACATCTTTTTAGAATCTTTAACGATAAATATACTACTTATTATTTGGATTTTATCTAAATAAGGCGTATCTTTGCAGCGTACTATAATAAAATAACCTATGCCAAGAAGAGGATTTGACCTTACAGTCGCTATGAGGCGCGATTTACTTAGCGCCTACAGGCAAGTCTACACCAACTGTCATTCTCAGAAGGAGGCGTGGATCAAGACGGCTCGTCATGATGCTCCTCGGTTCTATGTCAGCCCCAAAACGGCTTACAATGTCCTGCGCTATATGGTACGTGGCGATTTTACTGTGGTCGATGCCAAGAGCCCAAGAGAGCAACGTATGTACTACGAACTGTTCCGCAGACTCGACAAGCTGTCTCAGCAGAAGGAGTTCATCGGCAAGTCACTGTGGTTCATCACTCCCTTCTTGGTATCTCAGCCTGCGCCAGAGTTCTATGCAAGCATAGAAACAGTGCGAAAGGCTATTAGTTGCGGAAAGAAATATGGAGAATATTATCATCACAAAGAAATCTTCGGCAAAGACAAACTTTCTGATAAAGACCTTGCTCACTTGCGTAAGTCTGGCGGTTTTCATCGCCCGTCCAGATAATGCAGGCTTCTTCCCCGGAAGTAGCTTCGTCTCTCATCTTACATATTCGTTTTGTCACGCCAACATTTTTCATCTTGCAGCCAACCTCGTTGTCCTGTGGTCGCTACGCAATCGTATATGTCTTTGCGCAAGCCTCTTCGCTGCGGTTTTGGCGAGTTTCTTGCCGACGTATGTGTCTCAGCCCACTGTCGGGCTCTCGGGAGTTATCTTCGCTGCCATAGGCATCATGTGGGGTAAGACTGGCAGATTTTGGGACTCCTGTTGCGTGGTTATGCCTTTCATCGTTCTCACGATGCTCATGCCTGGAGTCAACGGCATACTTCACTTCTATGCATACATCATTGGTTTTATCATCGGACGTATTGTTACTAAATATTCACACATTCCATACTTTTGAAGTAATTTGATTTCACTATTAAAAGAGGCGGCAGCTCGTGATGAGTAGTCGCCTCTGTTCTCTTGTCTTATTTGTCTTCTCTCCGCTTCTGTATCTCTATCACGGTTCCTGCATACGAGTCAGATGCCCGAAACCCAGTAAGCGTGTATCTTATCTTGAAGTATGCCCAAGGCTTACCGCCAAGACTGTTCAACTTTCCCCAATGTTTGGCATTGTTGCTTCCCCATACTTCCAGTTTCACCTTGCCGTTATCCGATGTGTCCATAAGGTGTTTGACGGACCTCAGCGATTTCTGCATAATGCTTCCTCCCAGTTTCAGGGCTCTTGTCGTAACGGTTCCGCCGTAAGTATTATCGTCATGAACGATGTCCGGCTTGGTTGTAAGCGAATAGACGTTTCCGTCCGTATCTTGTATCAGATTGTCTGGGTAGTCGTTCGCCATCGCCTTTGCCTTCACTCCGTTCTCCACTACCGAAAAAGTCTTGTCCACCATATTGTAGATATACTGCCAGGGGTACACCTTGCTGTATATCCTTAGGAGTGAGTCTCTGTAGTCGTAGGCTATAAGGCAGTCCTTTAGATAGTTAGCAAATCCGCCATCCTGCATGCTTGACCTACCTTTTAGCTGTTCACTCATACAAGCAACTTCTGCTCCGCTCGCTGCCATCAACCCCTTCTCCGAAGCAAAGTACACCAGTTTGTCAGTAGGCACAAGTGGAGAGTTCTCAAGGCATACTTCTCTCGATATGGGGTGTATACTGCCGTACATTCCTTCGTTTGTCACGCTCATGGCGTATATACCTTCTGATGTGAATACCATCAGTGGATATTGACCGAACTGGCCCTGACTGATAGCCTCTGTGTTCGCTATGATCCCAAGTATGCTTCCCGTTCCTACGGTGTTATCTCCACTCGCTTCAAATAGAAATGGGTTGTTCACCACAGAAGTGTAGATATTTGAGTCCAGCGTCTCGTGGGCGTTCGGATCCACCACCGGCCTTGCATTGTCATCTTCAAATCCGTCATACGTTATTCTCGGGAATGGCAGTTTGTCAAAGCAGTATGCTCCGTTCAGCCTTGGGTGTACTTTCAGTTTTATGTGGGCTGCGCTCCCAGTGTCCTTGTCTATAATCAGCATTTCTGTTGCATTAGGGTCTGGGTAGTATATCCAGCTGCTTATCATCTCTGGCAAGGCCGTGTAATACCCGTCTGCTTTCACCCATGCGTCCATGCTGTTAGCTACTATATGTGTGTATATTTCGTATTCCTTCGCATCAGGGAAAGACGGGATAGCGCCCGACATTCCAGGTTGCTCTCCTGTTGTGATAGGTATAAAGTCGCTGAAACCGCTGAATGGTTTTCTCTTCACACCTGTCATATTCAGACGGTTATTGTATGGGTACACTTTCTTCGCCACCATAGTTGCCCATCCGTAATAATCATCCGTCTTTAGCTGCTCTTGCTCCGTCAGCGTTTCTACCACATGTTTGGCTATAGGAGCATATTCAAGTTTACCATTCGCCTCATCTGTCTTTATCGCAAAGAGTTTGTAAAACTGCGTCTTGCTCATCAACTCATCTATAATCTCCCTGTCCGACTTTACATGCTTTGGCATGATAACCGAACGTGCCTTGTATTTATCATAGGTAAACTCGTAACTATGATTGAAGTCAACAGTGAAATCTATTCCACCGCCTAAACCTTCCCGTTTGCCAGAAACTTGGTTCAGATAACAGTACCCGTCCATCTCCAATGGTTCCTTGAACTCAAAATCTCCATCTATATCAAAAGGCCTTACTTCATCGGAAGCAAACACCACAATCTCTTTCACGATGTCTTTCCAGTTGTCAGTGCCCTCTATAGAGGCTTTGTAGTATAGGTGACTATATCCGATGGTGTATATAAAAAAAATAGCTGCACTACTATTAATGTTCTCTAAGTCTAACGTCTGCCCGTTAACAGCTTCTTCATATTTTTCATCACGGAGACGGTATGGTGCTATTTTGAAGTTTCTGTTGATTGTCGGACATACAAGAATAGGGTTGCTGATTCTTGCATAAGAACCATCGTGCAGTTTTAGAGCATATCTTACAAAGAATGGAAAACAGAACCTGTTTATTTCTTTTGCCTCCTTTATTACAGACGCAACATGACCCTGTACGGCTGTTTGGAATGCTTTCATCTTGTTTACATCGTTTATTGGCTTATAAGTCCAGTAGGTGGAGGTTTTACTGGTCGTTACGCTGGTCAGGCTTCCAGAGTCGTCGTAGTAGGCTTTTTTCTTGCTTGTTTCACAGAACTCTCTTATGTCGAGAGCAGATACCTTGCCGCTGCCTACCATCAGGTCGGTGGCAAACGTACTGAATTCCACCTTTGGCTTGGGGAGTTCTGTTCCCAGGTCTACATACTTCGTACCTTTGAATAACAGGTAATGTATGCCGTTCTCTGTAACACATATCAATGTATTGCCAACACTCGTTATCTCAGAAGGTTCTCCTATACTAAACGTCTGGCCGCTATCCTTGTCTATCCCGTCATCCGTCATTTTGTAGCAGATGATAGACTGCGTATGCTCCAACTTTCCGATAAGGTTTTTGTGATCTGCCATCTTGTGCACATACATGATTGTATATGATGTTTGGCCGATTTTCACTGGTTTCTGAACAGGCTTCAGCTCTCCGTCTCTGTAGATAAACCCGTCACAGACCTCCAGCTCGTTGTCCTCACTCATCAGATCACTGGGCACGTTGGTCATACCCTTGCCGAAACTCAGCACTTTTCTTTCTGTATTCCTTTCCATAATAGTCTTTCGTTTTAGAATTTTGCCATCGAGTGTACGCGGTCTCCCTTTGGCGTGTCGCTCTTCTTAGGTGCCCACCTTGGTTTCTCCATGTCGTTGGCACTCACCCATAAGCCTATTGCCGTACTCATCAGCACATCGTCATGGTTGCCGTTACCTACAATGTTGCCAAGGCTTCCGTCGTCGTGCCGCTCATATATCCTCAACTCATGATACATCTCTCTGTCTGGTTCCTTCCACAGCATATCGTCCACATACTGCTCCAGGTTGTCTATCACCCAGCCTTTAGTCAGTTTGTTTGTTTGAAATCCGTACTTCGCGAGCACGTTATCCTTCACGTCCTCTGGGCTTGACGTTCTCTGATACAGGTTGTCGTAATAGAAGGCTATCTCGTTGATGATACTTCCAAAGTGATCGCCCTCTGTGTTGTTGTTCTTCTCGCGATCTGCCGTGTTGCTTTCTATCACCAGTAGCGCATCGTCATAGAAGTGGGCCAGCGCTGCCGCCATCCATGCTATGCGGTCATGCCTCTCGTGCCCCCTCCATCTCGCCACAACCTCAGGCTTGCCTTTTATCGTAGGTATCATGCCGAAACGGTCTATCACTGTCATCACCGTGTAGTCTGATGTTGACGACTTACCGCCAATATCCACACTCACCACATATCTGTTCTCCACCTTCAGCTTGTTGGGCGCAGCCCATATTTTCAGGCATCCTGTCCCGTCATTCCTTATACTGATAGATGATTTCTGTATAGTGCTGTCGTTCTTGTTTCCGTCTACCACGATGTCTGCCGTGTACATCGGGTCTTTCTTGTAGCGCTTCTGCAGGTCGTCTATGCTGTATGGATTGAATACGAGGTTACCTGAGTTTCTAAAGGCATCCTCCTCGTCTATTGGTGCCTCCGTGGCACAGAAGGAGTGCGTGGTGAACTTGTTGCGGAAGTTTCTGTACCACTCTATGGCTTGCATACAGGCACCCTTCTCCCACATTCTCCAGAAAAACTTGCCTGTCTCTCTGTAGCCTCTTGGGTTGGTGTTTCTGTCTCTGTTCTGCAGCAGCCATCTCGCAAAAGCCCGCTCATCTTTTACCTCCTCCATATCGTGCTCTATGAAGTAGCATGGGATAAATATAAACGAGTAGGCATCATTATTGTCGGGGTTCATGGCGAGCTGACACTTGTCGTAGAAGAAGCCAGAGTTACCCTTACCTGTACTCTCGAATACCTCAAGGTTGTCCTCTTGGTTTCTGATACCGCCCGAGATAGAAGAAATCACACCTTCCGGGTCATGCTCAGGCGTTTTCTTCCAGTATGCCACCTCCGAGTAGTGGGCGCAGTGGAAGTTGCTACCACGCACAGAGTCGAAGTTTTCAAATGATGCCACAGTCAGCGTGCTTCTTCTGATAGCCCTCATTCCGTCCGTAACTTGAAAGTCATCAGGCGAGTTCTCGTAGGGCGAGAATTGCAGTTTTGCACCGGGACAACCCACCGTCCATCCGGGCTGGTTCTCCAAAGCCTTTCTGTACATAGCCTTGATTTTCTTGGCGGTGTTCTTCTGTTGAGCCAGCACAATAGCATTCCATCCGTCCCTTCTGTAGTCTTGTATCCACTTGATGTATAGCTGCGTCAGGGTCGAACCGCCCCATTGTCTTGCTTTCAGAATTACCACCCTGATAGCTGCTCCATTGGTGCGCAAATCTTCGAATATTTTCAGAAGCTTTCGCTGTGGATAGTTCAGCTTGAAGGGCACCATGTTTCCCGTTATCTTGTCCTCTATCTTGTCTGTCGCGTATAGAGCGAACTCTGGGTCCTCACGAAACCTCACCTTCATAATCTCAAAGGTCAGTATCATGATGAGCTGCTTGGTATATCTGCTGCCTTCATCATAGTCTCGCCTCCACACACGGACAATGAATTCTCTCAGGCTTCCCAACTGCCTCAGCTGCCTGTACAACAATGTGCGCATACACTCCTTCGGAACCCACATCTTCTTGATCATGAAATCCGAAAGCTCCAGCACCTCCCTATGCTCAAAGTCATAGCAGTTCTCGCCAGTCCATGGGTCATACGTGCCGTAGATTTCTTCATATCTCCGTCTGTTCTCCCTTACAAGTTCGTCTATCTCTGCCTCTTTAACTATCGCCATCTGCTAATGATTGTAGTTCCTCAAAGTCTGCGTCCTTTATCTCGGGCACCTTCGACACGTCTATCTCATTATTCTCTCCCACTTTAGTCATACTCAGCGCTGCCAGCTGTTTAAAGTCCTCGTCCAGTCCGTGCGTCACACTCACCTCGCTCTGCTTTGGTATCATGTGCTTCATCAGGTCTTTGTATATGGTTGCGTATGTCTTTGGGTCATACTCGGCCAACTGGTTCATGCAGTCCTCAAACTTCTCTTGATGACGGGCAAGGAAGTCTCTCAAGAACTCCTTTTGGGCGCTCTTCGTGGCGGGCAGTATACGCTTGGCTTTCTCGCGCTTCTCTGCCATTATCTCCCTCACCGTCTTTATATCGCTGTAGTCCTCCATGTTCTCTAAAATGGTTTATAGGGTTTATGCACACTGCCGGGTTTCGTAGCATTCGATGCGTCCAGTATGTCTAATTCTGCATCTTCTACCTCTGCAGCCTTGTCTGCCGTCAGCGGATCCTTGCTCGTCAATGTCAGTTTGAAATATTCATACAGCGCCCCTGCCGCTATATAGTTATGTATGGCCTGCACTAAGGAGTCATACCTCGTATCATCCCAGTAGTCTGGCATCCTTAACCATATCTCCTGTTCGTCCCACTCCTTGATAGCATTGTCTCTTACCACCCCCTCCTTTTTCATCAGATAGGCGGCCAACAATCCTTCTGTTTTCTTCATGTACTTGTCAAACCATCGGTAGAACAAAGGCCGTTCATGGTCATTCTCACTTGTCGGCAGAGTGTCTGCCTGCGCATCGTTGATGCTTCTGCGGCTTCTGCTCAGCAGGTTTGTCGTCGCATCTATGTCGTACCAAAGCTGGTTGGCATACACAAAGATATGCTTGTCTGTGTGGTATCGGGTCGCCATAGGCTGCTTCGGCGCAAAGGGGTTGGGCGTTGCTTCCCATCCCCTTTCTCTGTCATGGTGCATGGGGTGTAATGTATTGAATTCCATATTATTCCTCCTTTGTTACGGTTATCTCTACTTCCCTCTTTAGATTGTCGCTATGACGGGAGAAAATGGTCACGGTTGTCACACCTGTATTTATAGGCACGAGACAGAAAGCATGAGGCTCGGCACTTCTTTGTACTTCAAGAATGCTTGGGTCGCTGCTTCTGGCTTCAATATCGTCTATTGCGCTATCGTCAATAGAATAGGATAGGGTAGTTTCCTTATTGCCAAGTTCAATAGTCACACCGCCTCCGTTGTCGCTTCCATCCACCTTTGCAGTCAGCGTCTTGGTGTATGGTATGGTTGGAACGGACGGACCGCTCAGTACAAAGCATCTGCGAATGTTCTGCTCGTCAAATGTCAATGACTGCAAGTAAGGTTCTGCCTGTTTAAGGTTGGTAGTTTTTAACCACCACTGATATATCATATAGTCTTCCACATACTTTGCCACTAATCTTGCCAAAGTATCAGAGAGTGTTCCGTTGCACCTGCGAGATACGACAATAACAAACTCTACTATATCGTCATCCTTATCGTTATAGTAGATAACGTTATCGCCTGATGTCTGAGCATTTGGAGCCAAATAGTCTGCCAGTATAACCTTTGTAATCTCCAATGCTGATTGGAAATCGTGTGTTAAAGTGTTTTCGTGAACCGCTTCGTCACCAGCAGCTTCGTTAAAACTCATCTTGATGGCTCTGTCGTCTGTAGCGCCATCTATCTTGGCCTTTAGGTAGGTTGCCCTCTTTACCTCGTCAACTACTACCGATTTGATAATCTGAAATTTTAATATCATATCTTTCCTTATTTAATGGTTTCTAACTGAGGATCACTCTCTATGGAGCCTGTCATATCTTTCAGCGTTTTAGCTCCAGCCGAAGGAGCCTCTTTGTCGAACACAAGTTTTATTGCATCTTTCAGAAGCATATTTGCTTCGCCCGAATACACTTTGGCTTGCTCTGTACCGCTCAAAGTCAACACCATATAGGTTGTATATGCTCTCACATATCCCATAAAACAGCTTTCAAAGGCATTCTTGTGTCCGTCATTTAGTCTGATAACATTGAAAGTGACTGATGCAGGAAGAGAAGAGTCAATATACGTTTTTACGACTGGTGCCAGTTCGCCCGCAAAACTGCGAACTGCAGATTCTATGTATTGCCTTATCACAACTTTCTCTACTGCCGATAAAGTCGTGTTTCCAAACAGAGAATCGCCTGCCTTGTCTTTCTGCCTCTTTGCGATAACAGAAACCTGCTTCATCACATCGCTTTCGATGGATTCCATGCTGATGGTTATCAATTTTGTCTCTTCTGCCATATCGCTTTATGCTGATTGTAAATACTCTTGTGCTTGGTTCACCGTTTCCTGGTTGGCCCCCTGCACCACTCCGTTCTCTATCTGTCCACCGCCTTGTGCTATTGCTAATTGCTGTTGCTGCTGATACATCTGCTCAAGCTGTGCCTGCTGCTCCTGAACACTCGCAAGCAGCTTGTCTGCAAATGGAGCATTGATGTTCTGCAGATACTGCACCACGTTGATAGCACCCATTTGCAGCAACTGGTCAAGTCTGTCGTTTATCTGAGACTGATATGTGGTAGAGGCGGCTGCATTCTTGATGCTTGTCTTGAAGTGTACGTCTCTTGCCGTATATCGGTCGTAGAATATGGTGCTGTTGTTGTCTTTGTTCAGTATCTTTCTGCCGTTCTCGTAGTACTGCTGTATGGTCATACACTTCTTGGTGGCGAGCTTCTCTGCGAACACGTCCATATCCGATAGAATTGAGTACAGCGAGGTGGTGGCGTTCTGTGTTTCCTGAGCATATCTCGATGCAGATGTTCCTGCCGATGGCGTTTTGCCCTGCAGCGCTCCGCTCACGTTCGATACTTCGTGTATCAGGTTCAGCTCTATCTGCAGCAACTCGTTGGTGCCAATATTCACCGCATTCGAGGTGATGATGTCAGGCTTCACTTGTGGCATATTGGGCCTTGGTGTATAGAAGCACAGTCCGTCATACTCCACTATCTCTTCGGCAAACTCTGCCGGACTCTTGCCGCCAAGCACGGTGGTTGGTATCATCCATACACCCTTCGAGCTGCTTCTTATCGCCATGTCGTTCATCACAATCAGGCGGTTGATGTATCTCTGCTGGTCTATCACGTTCGCTAAGAATGGGTGTATCTTGCCGTTGAGATACGGGAATAGCTTGATTGTAAACGGATGGCTCTTATAGTCGTATGGGGTTTCCCCCTTGCACAGCACGGTTCCGTCTGGTGCCATATAGGTGTAGTACCAGTATTTGTCAGCTACTTCTTCCGATATGATGTAGGCTCTCTCGTCTTCTGGCACACCCATATCGTCATACATCTTCTTGCGCTTAATATTGTCCGATCTCAGCTTCTCTATCATGGCCGTATCGTCCATGTCTACCTTGAAGTACGAGTTGTTGGCGTTCGTGGCTATAGGGTCAAAGCATTGTAGGCGCATCTTGGTCTCGGTAGTCCATACCTCTATCACTCTCACGTAGTGGTTCGACTTATTGGTGTGGTCAAAGCTTATGTTGCCAAGGTTCTTCTCCTCGTTGAACTCATACCCCACTCCGTCATCGCTCACGTCTTGTATGGAAAAGATGCTGTCAAGATCATCTATCGTCAGTCCAAACTCCGGTCGCGCAAATTTCTGGTACAAATCTTCTCTGCTCACGTCATGCAGGCAACCTATCAGGCTGATGTCCTCATGTCTCGGGTCGCTGCCGCACTCGAAAAACATAAAGTCAGGCTCCATAAGCTCCGTCCACGCGTCAGGAAGTTCGAGTTGCTTCGACTCCCACCCTTCTCTTGCGTACATTTGGCCGCCTATCACATAGTCCTTGATGGCGTGATTCAACAGGTCTTGCATATACGTTGACTGCCAGTTGCATTGCAGGGTCGCGCTCATCATGTCGTTGATAGCTCTTGAGTCGTTGTCCCTGGCAAAGCACACGGGTTCCGTTCCTTGCTTGGCATAGAGGCCGCCTATAGACTCCAGTATGCTCGCCATCACGTTATTGCTCATTGGCGTAGTGTTCTTTCGCTCCATATACTCCCGTTCAGTCATGTAGACGTAGGAGCCGTGATCCCACACCTTGATGGTATCTCCCCATTGGTCTCCCATGCAGTATCTCATGGTTCTCGCCCTCGTCTCTCTTACCCCACTCAGGCTGTTCCATGCGCTCCTGCATCGCTGCAATAGCTCCATGTCGTTACCATGCGCTTGCCTCGATGCCCGGTTGATTACCGAACTGTACAGTTTCTTTCCAGGCATTACCCTGCTAAGAGTCAATATCCTTGCTTTTGTCATTTTTATATACAGATTCTTGTTGTTTTAGCGCAAAAATAAGAAATGTATGTCCTCTCTTTGCCCATTGTTCCCCCTGTACGATTACCCTTGGTTACTAACGGAAAACCAAGCCTGTTTTTTCGTGATATTTGCAGAAATATTATTTACATAATTATTTTTTAAAATGACAAAGGAAGAACAAGCTAAAATGATGGAAGCTGAAGAGGCGGCAAACGCCACTTCTGCCGACACGGAACACGATGCTCCTGCTGAGGACGAGCGCCCTAACCGCACGGCCTTCTCCAAGCGTTTCTCTAAGCGTCATTCCGACATCGACTTCGAGGACAAGGAGGCTCGCTATGGCGCCATGAACGACGATGCCGATATGCTCTCCAAGTACGAGGACAGCGGAAAGGCTCTCTCAAAGATGCTCGACAGCAACAAGTGGCTGGCGGCTATGGTGCTCGACTCTACACGGAAGAATATGCATCCTTTCGAATGGATGGCTTCGCAGGGTATCGACATCAAGGCGGCACTCGAAGATGAGGAGCTTGGAAAGAAGGTGGCTACTCAGATTACCAAGTTTCAGGAGAAGGTTGCCGAACAAGAGAAGCACTCGCAACAGCTCGATGACAATCTCCGAAAGTCTTACGAAACGTTACAGAGTTTAGGCCTCTCTGACGAGGAAACTAACGACCTTTGGGGCAAAGTGTTTGGCGTTATACAGGACGCCGAAGATGGCAATATCTCTGCCGAAACATGGAAGCTCTTTAAGAACGCATACAGCTACGATGCAGACATTTCTTCGGCTCGCGAGGAAGCTGCCATGCAGGCTCGTAACGAGAAGATCCAGAACAAGGTGCGCTCCTCTAAGACAGAGGGAGGTATGCCTCCTTCTCTTGCCAATTCCGGAAGCGGAAACGAGCCTGCTAAGGCCATAAAGCGAGAGAGTTTCTTCGATGGCATCAGAAGCAATTAACCGATAACGATTTTTAAATAGTATATAACATGAAGAAAGTAATGAATTATTTTTCCTTTCAGTCCGTCTTAAAGATGGTGCTGATGTTACTCGCAGTTGCAACGGGTGGTGGCGTTCTCGCTTTGGCCGACAATGTTGAGCCACAGATTGGCAACGAGGGCGTTGAACCCGCATCTAAGGAAACGGTTGAGGCAAAGGAGCCTGTCAATCCAGAAGGTAATGATCGGCTGAGTCCGGGCGGCAAAAAGGATGGTCAGGACCTCACTGGTTCTCAGGCATCATCCACTCAGCTTCGCGAAGGTGGTCTGCTCGACAAGGAGTGGGACTCCGAGATCGTCAAGTTCTATCCTTTCAAGACTCCTATCCTCTCTATCGTTCGCCGGATGGCAAAGACCGTCAATATCAAGAACTGGTCTGTATCTCACCAGCGTGTGGGTGGCGAGACTCTTGATGGTCAGGTTACTCAGAAGATTGTAGCTGGCGATACAGTAGAAATCAACTCTACCAACTTCTCTGGCTCTATCCGTCCTTTCTACAAGGGTACCACTGTCATCGTGTCGGGTGTCCCTGGTTACAAGGAGGGTTCTAAGACTAAGACCGAGGGCACACTCATGCTCTACGTCATTGAGGCTAACGGCAAGAAGGCTGTCATGCAGGCCGTTAATGGTATTCCTAAGAACGAGGGCGATACGCGCGAAAACCTCGATAACATGACTTGTCCTGAAATTCCGGTAGGCACTACTCTGCTCGCTGCTTCTTCTGCGGCTTCCGAGTCTCAGCTTACCATTACCCCAGAGAACTTCCAGCCTCGCGAGAAGTCTGTCTATGTACAGAAGAAGTTGCTCAACATCGTCTTTACTGACGACTACGAAAAGGTAAAGAAGGAGCAGCCTATCACGGTGGCAGACCTCAAGACCGATGCTATCATCAAGTACAATCTCCGTGCTGAGCGCACGTATCTGATGGGCATTAAGTCTCGTTTCAAGGCTGAGACTGGCGATGGCCAGATTGAAGATGTATACACCTCTGAGGGCATCATCAATCAGCTTACCAACACTTACGCCATTGGTGACGAGTACACTCTCTCCGACCTGATTGCTATCTCAAAGTTGCAGTTCACAGAGTTCTCTGAGAATGACCGCTGCTTTGCTTTCTGCGGCAAGAACGCCATCGAGAGACTTGAGAATATCAAGCTTGAGGGCAGCCATCAGAACGACTTCATCAACCACAATGAGTTCGATTTGTCGTTCAAGCGATTCAAGGACACATTCGGATCTCTCGACTTTATCTGGGCTCAGACACTCGACCTTATGGGCATGTCTGACTTCATGGTCATCTTCGACCCTAAGGCTTCACGTCGTTACGTCAAGATTGGTAAGCGCGAGCAGACCAACGATATGTCCAAGGGTGGCGGCGAGGTCCGTGACGCAAAGCGATGGATTCACCAAGAGGCAGACTCTGTTGCTCTCCGTGGTTACAACTCTATCCTTGTCGGCCCTGCAAGCAAGATCAACAAGATTGCTACCGAGTCTTTGGGCGCAATCATCTCTGCTACTAAGCTTCCTGCTACTCCTGCAAAGGGTATGAAGGTGGCTCTTACTAAGGATTATGTCAATGGTGAGACAACCTACGAGGCTGGTACTGTCTATTACTACGATGGTTCAGCGTGGTCTGTATACGCAGGTCAGGACGTAGCTGCGTAACGTGAGCTCTTTTTCATTTCAACCAACATATATTTACTCATTCTGGGGGCGGGTGCGGTAAGCCTCGCCCCCTTTTTAAATTCTAAAGAAATATGATTAAAACATACAAGGCGAGAGTCAGCAATAATAATGTAAGTTATCTGCTTGAAGGAAAGCAGGGCAACAAGGTACGATACAACTTCACTAACGGCAATGTGGTTATCAACAAGTATCCGTCACTGACACTTCGCAACAGATACTGCCAGGATCTCCTGGAGTCCAACCCTCTTTTTCTTAACAACACCATCATTCTCGAGCACTCCGAGGAAGAATACCCGGGCGAGCAGGCTGCTCTTGATAAGGAGAAGCAAGAAGCTGGGCAGGCGCACGATGCCGTTCCTGAAAAAGCGGAGACTTCCGCAAAAGACACCGATGAGGCTGAGCCTGAGAAGGAACGGGTGATGGGTGTTGTTTCTACTGCAGACGTTATCGAGTATGTCAACAAGCGCTTTGATAAAGATTACCGCACTTTGGCTAATGCCATGAAACAGGCGTCAAAGTACAACATTATCTTCCCCGACTTCGAGCCATAATCCGCTATATATTAAATAAGGTATAATGAAAGTAGATGAAATCATAAAGCAGGTCCGATGGTGTATTGACGAGGAAACTTCTGGTACATCTTATATCGCAGACGATAAAGATGACGTGTACATGGAGAATATCATCCGCGCCAAGATTCCGGACGCATTACATTGGATTGCTATTACTGCTTCCGCTTCTTCGGTGCTTTCCTCATCTTCTTCTACACAGAAGAATGCTTCTTCCGATGTGGCATCTACAACCGCTACTATGACGGTAACTTCCTTTGATGGGCACGAGGATATTGGCGTTATCACAATGCCTTCGTCTGTCTCTGTGTTCAATATCAATCGTGTACGTGGCAAAGGGTGGCACAAGGCTGTCATTCCAGTAGAGGACACCTCTGATGAGGCACTGATGATGTTTGATGACACTTCCAAGGGAACCATCGACAGGCCACAAGCTGCCATTATGCGCGTTAAGCCACTGCAGGTCTTGGTACAGCCTATGCCTTCCGATGGAACGATTTCCGTATCTTATGTGGGAGTACCTACTGACGTAACAAAGGGCAGTGGCGAGGAGGACGATTCTGTCGAAATCTCCGACAACTTCCGTGGTGCTTTCATCTACTATCTTGCCTTCTTACTTCTTTCTGCCTATGATGATTCTAAGGCTAATCAAATGTATTCTATTGCTCTTCAGCAACTGGGTGCTAACCAAACTAAATAAGATGGAAAAGGTAGCTACTTCATATAGCAACGAAGAAAATGCTTGGGTTTCCGAAGAACTAAGCGTGCATCGCAATGTGTACTTAACAATCAATCTTACCACTCCCGGCAAGGTTGTTATCAGGCAAAATTGCGGTGATGATAAATGGTATCGAGTTCCGATAAAGAGACACAAGGATAATAAATCTTTCTGTTTCAGAATCCGCATACCATCCTCTCAATTCAAACTTAAAATTTTTACATCAACTCAACCAAAAGAAATTTGTTATGCCTACATTTAGAGAAGATATTAGGTTAGGGACGAAAGTTCCTCAAATGAAAACGGAAGATTACGAGGACAGATCTGTAACAACCGAAAAGTTAGCGAACGAAGCTGTTACTTCCGAAAAACTTGGAACAGGTGCTGTTCTGAGAGATAATATCCAGGATGGTGCTGTTGGCACTGACGAGATAGCGAACTACTCCGTAACAACCGAAAAGCTCCATGATGAAGCAGTCACAGAGAGTAAATTAGCAGAACACGCAGTTACTTCAAGTATCCTTGGAAATGGAGCTGTAGAAAGAGTCAATATCCAAGAAGGTGCTGTTGGCTCTAATGAAATTGAGAACAATGCCATTACTATCGAAAAGATTGCTCAAGCTGTTTGGGACAAACTCAAAGATGAGTATCTCAGGCTGGATGGAGGCAACAGCATGAAGAATACTCTTGATATGGGTGGTAATAGTATAGATAGAGTCAATAGTATTGAGTCAAACAGTAGTTCTCCTGTTTTTATTAATCTAAGAAATGCTGAAGTTACAATAGGTGCTAATGACGACGAAGATCAAGGTGTATCTGTTCCCCAATGGGTAACTATTTGGAGAGACACTTCTTTCTATGGTAATGTAGAGGCAGCAGGCTTCAAAACCCACGACCGTTCAAAGCTTGGTCTCCTTAATAACAATGGAGGAGTAGCCAAGCCTTTGAATAGCGGTGAAATTCAGCAGTGTTTTTTAGTAGCATTTGGTTAATTTAAATAGCTATAAATATGAGTAACGAAACATATAACAGTTATCTTGACGCAGAGGGACTTGCATTGGTTCTTTCTGGTATCAGAGATAAGATAAACGCAGCAGCGGAAGGAATTACAAACACAAAAGGCAAAGCGAATGGTATCGCCTCTCTTGATGCTGGAGGTAATGTTCCCCTCTCTCAGTTAGGTAATCTTGACACCACCTTCTTTGAGGTAGTAACAGAACTCCCTACTGATATTCGCAACATCAAAAAACATATCTATATCCTCAAAGGCAACAAGGATGGCGATAACAATAAATACGCAGAATACATCTATACTGGTGACCTGACAGACGCAGGCGATTTAGCTGGAGATGTTGATGCAACAAAATGGGAGAAACTTGGTGACTTTGTTCCCACCTTCGACCTTCAAGAGTATGTCAAAAAGGCTGGGGCTGTGGCTAAGTTGAAATTTTACGATCCAGTTTGGAATGATGCATGGGACGGCGATGATGATCAACCATCTGAAACAGCTATCAGAATTGGGTTTGCCGATGGTTCACACCAATATCTTGTTGTCCCTAAAGCCACAGCACCGATAAACACATCACGTTCTAATTCCGAGTCAAGTGACGAAAGAGACAAACCTTTTATATCTCCTGGTAGCGCTGGCTTTATGTCAGCAGGAGACAAGGGCAAACTTGATAAGATAGACGTCAATGCCCTTACTGCATCCATCAACGCTGCTAATACCGCTGCCGATAATACGAATAAAGCCATCAAAGCAGCAGAAACTGCCACGGCTGGTGCAGAGAGGGTTAACGCAGAACTGGATGGCAATGTGTTGAAAGTAACCAATCGCAACGGAGAGGTAAAGAGCCTTGACTTTGAGCAATGGGATTTAGAGGAAAAGGTCAACATCACAATATCAACATCTGTCGAAGGTGTTAGCATAAAAGGTGTTATTGTAAACGTATTCCTCAACGGAGCCACCACCTCAACAAAATATACGTCTGACACAGAAGGTAAGATTTCTTTTACAGTCCCAAGAGGAACAATATACAAGGTGTCGTTTCAAGAATTAAAGAATTGTGACCCTCTTCCTTCTTTAACTTACACCGCAGCATTAAGAGTACGTGATATTAACGTAGAATACAAGGCTCTTAGCGGAGAAACTGCGTCTGTTGTTGTGACTATTGACAAAGCGGAAAACGGAGCAGTCAAGCCTCTGCAAGGAGTGTCTGTTACGTGTGATGTGACGAATGGTGACACCACAACGACTGAGACTGATGAAAATGGCAAGGTGACATTCAGTATTCCTTGGGGTAAAACCTATAAGATTACGGCAGGAAAAGCTGAAGGCTATTATGCGTTCCGAGGTATCTATGAGAAGAACAATGTGGCTGATGTGGCAGAACATAACCTGTACTATCATTTCTTCCCAATAACATCAGGGGTATTTATATTAGATACAGCAGGAGCGCAATACACATTAGACGAATGGCAGGAGTCTGGGAAAACGGCAGAGGATGCGGTTCTTGTAAAGATTACAACCCAGAACCTTGCAGAACATAACAGCAGTGTTGGTTTTAGTCCGTCTGCCCTGCAAGCTGGCTATCCATCTAAGCAATGGTGTACTCAAAATGTTCTATTTAACAATATTACAACTAATGGAAATAACACGAATGACGCATTGTATTATGACGGATATAAAGCTTCCAGACTGATACGAGAGGAAGCAGAAGAAAGAGGTTTGACGGTTCCTGCTTTCTCCTACGCTTACGATTGTACTGTTGAGATGGCTGGAGAAATACTACATGGGTTTATTGCTTCAATCGGTCAGATGGAAGAGGTGTATATCAATGCGACTATTGTAGATAACTTGCTCACCACTTTATACGGAAAAAGCATAAATATGTTTGGCTCGTTATTTTCAAAAAGAAATTGGACTTCTGTTCAGTTCAGTATATCTAATTCTTGGACGTTCAATAACCAACCGAGTCAATACAACACCAAGGGTGGTAGTAATGCAGCTATACCATTTTATGCTTGTTAATCTCTTTAAAATAAATATTATGTCATTAATTAATTTCTTAAAGACTTTCATACCAGAGAGTCAATACAAACAAAAATATAGTTTAGGCAATATTATTGTCTATCATATAGGTACTACGTTTAATAGTAAACAGAATACCTATGAATGTTATGAATGCACTATTCCTGCATCGACATTTAATGAAGATAAGATTAAGGAATCATTCAGTGAATTTCTTACTAAAATCAAAGCTTTGCAATTAAAACACGCTAAAGCCGAAAAGGTTACCGAGATAACTACTTATGACAAATCATCAGCAGTTAACTCTTTCCTTCTCAACGACAAGCAACGCTGGCTTGATATTGACTTACGAAGAAGTCTGTCTTACTCCACCAACATACTCAAAGAGGATGGAGAAAAGACCGTTGACATCTGGTTTGACACAGAGTGTGAAACCATGGATATTGACAACGCTTTGTATATGCTGAAAGGGTTGGAGGTTTATGCCAAGCAGACCAACAATGTTACACACCAGCATAAAGTAGAAGTGATGGCTCTTACCTCAATAGAGGATGTTGAGGCTTATGATGTAACGAAGGGTTATCCTGAAAAATTAGTATTTTCATTTTAGCCCATCCATACTCGCTTGCATCAGCTTTCCATGCAGATAGCACACTTCTTCTCCATACATATCAAGGAGGAAAAAGTCTGCTATATGCTGAACCACATGAAGCATTTCATGTCCGATACTATTGATGCACTCAGGGTACGATGAAGCTTCCCCTATAACGACAACACTTTTTCTTTTGTCTATATTAGAGTAGGTAAGCCCTTTATTCAGCTCACCTTTGAGCATAAGATTACAAGCATCTTCGAGAGGTACGCCATGACAGCCCAACTCACGAAGATGCTTTCTTATTCTCATTGCGTCATTCCTGCCGGCATGATAACACACACGAATAGTCCAGTCATACTGCTCTAAGTAAATTTCCTGTTCCCTCATAATATCTCATCCCAAGGAATACCTACCCCATTATGAGCGCAGTCAGCATAGAAGCGGTTGAAGATAAAGCCATCCTGCTGATCCTCGTCATCAACATAGTCTTTCACAAACTTGGCAAGCGATTTCTCGTCCATTATCGAGCTGCCGTAGAAGTCTGCAACACACATATTGGCAATATAACAGGCATCATGGCCGATGTTGTTCTCTAACTCAACATCGTGTTTTCTCAGCAGTTCTTCTACACTCTCGCTGCTCATTGCCTTAATGCGTTTCCCGTTCTTTTTCATCTGAGCCACTGCCCACTCGCACATTTTCTTGTTGAAGTGCCAGCCGTTGTGTCTCAGATATGCAACCATTTCTTTCGGTTTGTAATCATACGCATCAAGCGATTCTCTATATTTTGTAGCCATAATCGTCTAAAATTTAAATGGGTCTGGCTCCGACATTTATGTCGTGACCAAACCCACATAGTTAGTTATTATTATTCCTCCCAGTCTTGGTAGTCACGTTTCTCTCTGCGCTCACGACCGTCACGCATTTCTTCATCGTAGTCGTCGTATTCACGCATGCCACTTCTACCACGACCTCTGTAGTCCGGCATACGGCTTCTTTCTCCGTATCTGCCACGGCTGTCGCGCTTCATTTCGCCCAGGCATTTCATAGCCTTATCGAAGTAACGCAAGCCTTTCTCTACGTTTTCGTACAAGCCATCAAACTTGTCCTCTTTAATCTCAATCATTACCATAATCATAAGATTTTAAATGAATAGGTAGGAGATTACTTGCTCATGGTCTGCTGAAGCCATCCCATCATCTTGTCAATCTTGCCCTCAATGCCTGAAACCTTACCTTCCAGTTTGCTGATTTTCTCGGTCTGTTCCTTCTCCTTGGCTATCTGGGGGTTGAGTTGCTGTAGCATTCCCTCACAAGATTCTACTACCCTCTTGTTGTAATCTACGCTCTCCAGTATCGCCTTGGATTGTCTCAGCATGGCATCCACCTCTGCGCTCATGGCTTCCTTGTTGTCGCTAACTACAAGGTTCTTGTCGTTGGCTATCTGTCCGTTTGCTGGCAGTTGCTTGAAATCCACTTCATCGTCACCCAGCTTCACCTTCACATCAACCACAGTTTCCATAGGTTGAGGAGTGAAACCATTGTTGAAGGTAGGATATTTCGTCTGAGGGTTGCTTACTGAAACCACCTGACCGATTCGCAAGTTAGGATTCTCGCCCTTGTCGAGTACATAAAATAAGGAATTATTTCTTAAACCTTGAAACATAATGTAATCTCCTATTATCTATTCTGTTTGTTAAACAATACCCGTCATCAGTTGAAGGGTGTTAGTGTCTCTCTCAAACCAGAGCTGAACCACTCCAGTTCCCGGCACGTCTGCAACCGTCAATGCCTCACCATTGAACTTGCTCACAGCCTGTGTCACTCCGTTGGTCTCGAAAAGGATAGGCAGCGTACCAGCCGTTCCAGTCGGAATAGCCTGCTTCAGGTTCACGAAAATCGTTCCTCTGTAGTTGGCATTCACGAAGGCGTGGTTCTTGAAGGTGAACACCACATCGGCAGTATTCACCTTCACGCCAGTAGAAGCGATAGCTGCCGAACCGTTACGATTCACCCATGTATAAGGTCTTAACCATAACATAGCGGCCTCCTTTCTTAACCCCAGAATCCTGCATTGTTGGCAGCATTCAAACCATACTGATAAGCCACGCAGTTAGGAATGGCCTGGAATGGCTGATATGGTACAGTCACCGTATTCGGCTGGGCGCATTTGATTGCGTTGACTTCACTCTGCAAACCAGCCAAAGCAGCATTTACAGGCGCAAGTGATTGACCGATAATCTGAGAAGTCATAGCAGAAGACTTGAATGTGCTGTTCTCCTCACGGAGTGCATCAATCTTGTTCTGCATTTCTCTGAACTCGGCTTGCTTCTGACCATCAACGATAGTCTGTGTACTTTCCTTGATAGCATTATGCAAGTCGCAAGTCTGCTGCTGAGTAGCATAAGCGAGAGAGGAAGCTGCACGCTCCTGACCTACAGCCACGTTGTTGATGGCATTCTGTAAAGTACCAGTCTGCTGGCACATAGCCAACTTGATATTACCATCCATAGCGGTAATGCTGTTGTTGGTCTTGCAGCAGCATTCTGCCAACTGGGTAGCGATTGCGTTGTTACCCTGCATGATGGCGGTCAATACCTGATTAGCTGTCATACCCATCTGGTTGCCGACACCGCAAATCTCCTTGCTTACACCATTGATGGCAGCGATAACGTTACCGGTAGTAGTGTTGAGAGCAGTAGCGAGCGACTGAACATCGTAGCCATTGCGCTGAACTGCCTGCATGATAACAGCCGTATTGGCGTCGTTGTTAATCATAGGAGCAACACCACCCTGTCCGTTAGGCATGAAGCCACCACAGTTGGAACCGCCGAAGAAGTTACCTCTACCCATGATGATGAAGAGAAGCAAGATGGCAAACAAATCATTGCCCCATCCGCCACCATTGCCCTTTCCGTTACAGAGAGCAATCAAACTTGGATCTACACCCTGCTTCTGCATGAGTGCTGGGAGCATAGCAAGAATGCTATTCAAACCGCCACCTTGGCTGGTTCCATTCTCCCCGAATACGTAAGTTTTTGATTCTGACATAATAAATGATAGATTAATCGTTTCGTTCACTATTGAACTTGGTGCAAAGTTACAAAGAACTTCACCCCTTTCCTAACTATGCTCAAAATAAAATTTTCTCCCTATAATCCACTGTTAATCAGTATTTTATATTGAGCCATTTCATGCTCATTTATTTAGTAAAAGTCTAAACTACAAAGAAATCACCCCAAATATGGTACAACCTATCATTATTTTCGCTACCTTTGCATAAAAATAAAACTTATAGCATATGGAAACAATTATTTCGGTTATTATATTCGCGGTCCTGTTTATTTTATCCTGCCTATCATTGTATCGTGTATGTACAGTAGGTAAAACAAGTGGTGCAATAGTTCCTAAAAAAGAAATGTATGATATGCACTTCGCTCCGAAAATAAGAAGACAGCATGTACGTTTGTTAGCCTTGCTATTTTTTGGAATGGTACTTGTTGTTGTATATTATTTTATGCCAACTAAGTTAGGCAATTACGTTTTCATAGAAAGGGATTTTCCTAATCACAAGCAAACCATTCATTCGAATAGCTCATGCCCTTTAATCAAAAAAGGATATAGTGTAAACGAAGTACACTACTATACATATACGCCTTACGTTGATTGCTTCTGTTATAGATGTTTCTATGAGTCAGATGCCATCAAATTAACTAAAGGAGAAAAATAAGGAGTGAGCATTAAGCCCACTCCTTTCTTATTTTAGTTCAACTTGTCGAGTTCATTCACTGCCCTCATCATAATATAATCAATATTCTGATTGGCAAAGTTGATACTCTCTGCATCGTTCGACTTGTTGCGTAGTTCCTTCCACTTCTTCATTTCCTTGGTAGCCGTTTCGATAACATTCATCTTCTCAGCTCCCTTTGATTGCTTAAACTTGTAGTAGTCGCCATAATTCTTAACCAGCTCATCCAAAGGAACTTTCTTTGACTTCAAGCGTTTAGCATTCGCTATCATCTTTTCAGTCTCATCCAAGTAGTTATACCACTTGCTCTTGGTTCTTTGAAGGCTTGTCTGCTCGCTTGGTGTATAGAACAGGGAGCGCACAAAAGGAATATCCTTTGTTTCAGTGTCCTTTCCTTTCTTAACAAGTCCTCCGACTCTCTCCATAAAGGTGGCAGCACCTCCAAGATAACTACTATATAAGTGCTGCAGCAAAGATGGATCTGTCGCAGCATCAAGGAAATCATTTCCCTTCATGTTCTCATTTCCAGGAGCTACATCGTTCGACCATGCGTTGGCTTTCTTGTTGATGTTGATGAGCCATTCAGGTGTACCCTTGTAGGCCAGCATCCAAGATGGCTGGTTCTCGTCAAACTTATTCTCTCTATGAATAGGAGCGCCCTTCCAGTCTGAGTTAAAGAACCATTCAAAGATAGGAGAAGTTGCAGATGGAGCAATGGCTTTGATGGTTTCCTCTCCGGGGTTCTTACCGAATGAGGCGTTTCCAAGATAATCAGCCACAGGAACCAGCTGAGACATACACCCTACAGCATCCAGTGCAGGATTCTTCTGTCCGCTGATATTCTTCGAGAAAGTAAGACCAGCCGCCAAGTCACCCAGACCATAGAAAGCCCTTTCCTCAATAGCAAGCGGAATAGTGATAAACTCGCCACCTCCTACGTAGATACAGAGATTGTTTCTTCTGATATAGTCAGGCAACTCTCCGTATGGGTCCTTCACTCCCTTTCTGTCCTTTTCATCCTCACTGGCGATAAGCATATTGTTGATAAGAGCCATAGCCATACCACTCATCATAGGACCAGCCATGATATAGCCTATCGTTCCAGCCTTGTTGTTCTTGAAGTTCTTAATCAGGAGGTTGGTACTCTGCACTCCTGCATTGAAGAACATTGACGAGTTTCTAAACCAAGAAGCCCAGAAACCATAGACATTCTTTCTTGCAGTCTTAGCATTACCCATCTCTCCGTTCTTGAACGAATAGATGGTATTACCCGAACCGTGTCGGTTAAAGTTGACAGAAACCTCCTTGGCATCATAAGCAGAGCGAACAGTCGAACGGCCTGCATCGCGGCTCGCGCAATAAGTAGCAAAGCGAGCCAAGTTCTCTGCAACCTCGTTGGCGTTCTCCAAATTCTTGAAGATAAAATCAAAGACATTCTTTGATACCCTGGCCTTGCCGTTCTTCTCTGTCTTTACATGAAGTTTATACTCGGCAGTAAGGTCTTTCATGCTCTTTATCTGAACCCAGCCTGTCTCGCCGCCGTTCTCCATGAACTCCTTGAAGTATCTCTGAATCTTATCGGAAGTGTCGAGTGTGCCGTTTCTGTACTTAGAGAACAAGCCGAATCCTGTCATTTTCTTAAAATCACTCAACTTAGTGTTTCTGATACCCTCGATAAGTCCAACCTGAGCATAATACTTTTCGAAAGTCTTGGTGTATGCCATACCTTCCTTGGCAAGCAGGTTGGTAGAAGCAAACTCAAAGTCTCTTATCATATTACGCATCACAAACTCTGGGTTATATGAAGTACAGGTTTGAGCCATGAATCTTGATATGGCGGCAGTAGTTCGTCCTACCAGTGACTCGTTCTTGTGCTCCAGCATTCCGTTCAGAGCCTGCGCTGCTCTTGGGTTGCCTAAGATAACGAAGCTGTGCTTCTTGCCTGCAATCATCACGTCCACGATATGCTGCGACTTGTCTTTAGCTCGCTCAAAGCGATAACCGATATTTCCTCTGTCAAACTTCTTTGTAGCAAGACCTTGCGCTTTCAGCATAGCCATATCGGTGTCGAAGTCCGATACTATCTGATTAATCTCGTCAGCTGTAGCACCCTCAGGAATGTCCGGATAACGTTCCTCTACAATTCCTGTTGTGGGGTCTTTCACATACCATACACTCGTCTCCTTGATAAGGTTGTTGTCAGAGTGGTTTCTCGCAAATCTCGCAAAGGCCTGTTTAATAGTATTATCGCCTCCGTTCTTGATAGCTCTGTTGCCTAAGGCTCCTATCTGAGCCAGTATGTTGGTCTCGCTAAGATACTTGTGTCCTCTTGCCTTTGCAAGGGTGCTTCCTATGCGGTTCTTCGGGTCTCCGATTTCTGTGATATAACCATATACATCCTCAGCCGATGTCTCGTCATAGTTTCTCAGTGGAACGTACCAGTCAAACATCTTCGATACGTGTCCGTGCAGGTCTCTGTCTATAATGCCGTTATTATAGTCTGAGTCTACCGAATATCTGGTAGCCGCTCTTACTTTACCCCAATAGTCTCTTACTGAGCCAGCCTTTACCGATTCCATCTTTGCTTCTGAGTCCATCACACTCTGTATGGCCTCTCCGTCATTGTATGGATCTTTCATACTTATGATGTCCTGCACACCGTGCATACCCGAATAGTCGTGTTCTCCAGCCTCGTAGTCCTTGTTCACATTATCGCGTATCCACTCGTCCATCTTCTCGTAGTAACGTTTCAGGTCGATGATTCCGCTCTTTAGCTGGTTGCCCAAATCCTCCTTCTTGGCACCCCATTCGCTCTGCAGCTTCTCTGCGTCTGCCTTGGTGCTGTCATCCATACGAAGCTTTCTCACAGCATCACGCACAAAGAGCACTCGGTTTCGCTCCAAGCCGTGCTTGGTAATCATATAGAGATTGAAGTTTCTTATCTTGTCGTCTGTCTTTTTGCCTTCAAAGGCATCAAGTACTCCAGCCATAGCTTTCTCCAAAGGACTCATGATGTTTATCTCGAACATCTTGGCCGCATCGCTCATCGCGCCCTGCATGACGTTCTGAAGAATGTAGGGATTTTCCGAAGAAGCAATATCCTCAATCTTCTTGTCTGGCACAATGGCATTCATCAACTTCTTCAAGGAAAGCATATTGTCCATATAACTCTCTGTGGCCATGTAGCCGTGCTCATCCAGCGAACGGTGGTATCTGTCAAGGGCAGTAGCTGCAGTTGGGGTAGTACGGAAATGAATCTGTCCGTCTGTAGCCTCCTGATAATCTGCCTTTGGTAAGTCTGCCAGAGAACGAGCCTTGCCATCATTTTCGTAGAACACGCCATCACGGGAAACCACACTCCGAATATCCTCATGGTCGAGACGGTATTTCACCGCCTCGGCTCTCAGTTTCCAATATGGATCATTCGGATTCTTCTGCAAGTTCTTGCTCAACCAGAGCAAGTACTTCACATCTTTAGTATTAGGAGCAATACGATAACCGATTTCATGAAGAAAATCAGATACCTTATTCTTGATACCATTCCAGAATCCAGCTTCGCCCTTGCCATCCTCGGCGAGTCGGGCGATACCTTCCTCTATGGCATCGTAGATATTCATAGGGTTGAACTTTCTCTCCTCATCCACCAGCTTCTTCAAAGCCGCATTCTCTGGCTTATCCAAGTCGTACCACACATCACGAAGGAACTTCTCGAATCGCTCTTCACCGAAAAGCTCTCTCATTCCCTTGTGTCCTACAACCTCATGCCAGATAGTCTTCTCGGCAGTATATCTGTCGTGGATATTTGGCATATAAAGATGCACCTCGCCAGTATTCTCATCATACCAGCCAGTAATCTTTCTGCCTTCCTCAATAGCTGCCTTTGCTGCCTTGTTGGTGATTTCATCAACCGATGAAACCATCTTTACCTTGCCGCCAGTCTTCTGAGCCACCTTCTCCACATGGCTCTCAACCGATGAAGCAGGATAGTTGCCATCACCATGGTCCGTGCGGAATTTAATGCCGCTGTCCTTACCCCATGCCTTGAAGGCATCCTTTGTCATTTTCACGTTAACGAACTTAGCCTGAGGGAACTCCTGTTCCAAATCAGCCATCTGCTGCAAGAACTTCTCCTTGGTTTCAGGAGCCTGTCTTCCCGATTCAACGGTAGTTATAGGAACGCCCAGTTTAGCCAACTCCCTAACCTGATTAGGAGTAACCACATTCCAAGGGATAGCCAAGCCAGTGCCCTTCAACTGCTCTGCGATACTCTCAGCCACCTCTGAATCAGGAACCACTCTCACCGCCTTTCTCCAGCGTGACAACATCACCTGTCTCTGTCTGTCCTTCGGAAGAAGACTGTTCACGGAACCAGAGTGCCAAGGCACAAGTCCCACGGCATCCTTAGCACCCTCAGCATGATAGCCACTCGTCTTCTCGCTCTCTGGAATCTCCCATTCCACTACCTTGATGTTACCTCTTGCGTAAGCACCGGTAAACTGGTCGTTCATCATAGAAGTGGAAGTGTGCATATAAGGATTGTAGGCAGCAGGCACATCGCCCTCGCCAACACCCTTATTCTTGTCAGTCTTCACAAGGGTAAACTTGCCGTTCTTTACAAGATCAGGTCGCTCGTCTGCGCCCATCCAGGCACCAATCTCAGTTGCATCGGTACGCTTGCCGTCAATGATAGCAGCCATAGGGGAGTAAAGCTTACCGTCCACCTCCTGCATTCCGCTATACATTCTGAAAGTCTTCTCCTTATTGAGGCGGTCCAGTTCGTCCTTGTCTGTAACTTTGTAGGCGAATCCATCCTGTTCAATCTCATTCATGGAAATATCATCAATGGTTTCATTGAAATCATCCATGATGTCATTGAGTGCCTTATCCATCTTATCCTTGTCTGAAATCTCAAAGAGCTTCTTCATGGCATCCTTCACTCTCTGCAAGATAGAACGGTCGCCCTTTCTTGCAAATTCATGTGCAGCATTAACAACTCTATCCAAGATAGACAAATCCATTGCCTTCCTCTGTCTTGAATCAGCCATCTGTGCAGTCAACTCGTAAGCATCAGTCAGACCGTATGGCTCTTCTTTGAAGCGTTCCTTATCATCCTTTACTCGGTCGTAGATTTCAAGAATAGTCTTTACACCCTCTATCTGCTTAGGAGTCAGAACACCCTCTGCTTTACCTTTCTTAACGAGATTGATAGCACCCATCGTTGCCTCATGAATCATTTCATGCAGCATAATGGTAGGGGCGGAATCGTCAGGAGCCTTGGTCTTTACCAGACCATCAATGTACAAATCAATATTTCTATATATATCGGCTTCTCCTGACGCCTTGTTTGGGCTTTCAGCACTCACCTTGATATTAACACCAAGACGCTTGCTTATATCGAGAGCTTTTTGGAAGAGCTCAGCTTTTGCTTTATCTCTATTTGTTTCCTTAAAAATTCGTTCAACGTCTCCAAGTGCGAACGTTCCTCCTGGCTGCAATCCCCAAGTCTCTCTGAGATTCTTTGCTCTAACGTCTCTATAGGCAAGTTCTCTGTCAGCGACGGCGAGAATGGTCTTATAATATTGGAGTAGATAAGAGCCTCTATTTCCCTTACCGTCATTCTTACCACCAAGATGTCCTCCGATGGACTGTCCTGATAACTTTTCAACTTTTCGTTCATAATCATTCCTGTAATATTCAATAACACTTCTGCCAAGATTAGAAAATTCTTCTACGGCATGGTCTGCATCATCAACAAGTCTTGACTTGTCTCTATCTTCTGCATTCTCTACTATTTCTTCTATGGCAGAATCAAATGTCTTTTCTATCTGCGAAGATACGTTTTTATCTACATCTTCGGGAATGATTCTACTATTCTTAACATCTTTTGCACCTGTTTTAGAATACTTCAAGCCTCGGTCCTCACGGAAGTGAGTGCCTTCATCCTCAGAAGTCTTACGCTCCTCCTGTACCTTCACGCCCATCTTAGACAGGCGGTCCAGTACTGGCTTCAACTGCTCTGGCTTAAATTCAGCAAGCATATTGTTTCCCCTGGTTTCAAAATTGTTGCCATCAACCAGCTTCAGCAAATCTTCGTCCATGAAGTACTTGCCGCCCTTCGCTTTGCTCTTTGGTACACGAATCTCGAAGTAGTAGCCACGATAGTTGTCTATGCGCTTCACCTTTACTTCACCATCCGATGAAGTAACCTCGTCAATACCTCCGTGCCATGATGAAAGTTCAAACTTATCAGCCACGCTGTTGATAGGCGCATCCGTAGTCAAGCCCTTAGGGTCGAATCGGTCTGGCATCAAGATACCAGTCTTCACCTCGCCAGTATCAGTAGTGTACTTCACCAACTGACCGCCCAAGCCCTGATCCTTACTGTCAACCAAGGCCTGCATCAGATTACCAGTTACAATATAGCCATCCTTGCGGCTCTCGTTGCTTGTCAGCTTGTCCCAGTTGGCAGCATCCATACTCAGTACACGCAGATGCTTGTCACCCATCGCGGATGCCTGTCTTGTCAGTCTGTCAATTATGCCAATAACGTCTGCCTTGTCGCTTCCGATTCCTACTTTCCCGTTTATGGGGAATGTAATCTTTCTTCGTCCGTCCAAGGTAGCAAACGATACGGTAGAGGCGTTTGGCGAGAAGTTGTCGGTTATCTTTATGTCTATCAGTCTGCCATAGCTGTTGCCGAATCCGCTCAACTCTGCGGGATTGTTCATGTCTGTTGGCAGCACAAATGCGTCTTCTGTGTTGAAGGTTTCAAGAATACGGTAGAACATTTCAGCCTTAGCCTTCAAGTTCTTCACCACCTCTTCGCCCTTTTCATTCTCTACCTTGTAGATGCTATCTTGTTGGTAAATGGCCATTTGGGCAATCTGCTCGTCTGTCATGCCTGAGTCCTTCTGATTTCGCAACGCATCCTTTAGATACTTTTCACGGGCTTTGGCAGCTGTCTTCCTGGCACGCTCTTCTATCTTTGCCCCTTCTTCTTTTGCCTTGTTGATGAAGTAATCTTCTATTGCCTTTTTCTTTTCTTTCTTGTACTCATCCCAAGTCTTACCGCCAGTCAAACCATCCTGCGCAGCCTTCACCTCAGATGCCTTCATAGGCTTCTTCAAGATAGCCATGTTCACCTTTTCTATATAGGTATTGTCGGCAAAGGCATTATCGCCGCCCGGCTCAGCACCCTGCTTCCAAACTTCCTTGTGGAGAGTCTTAGCCTTCAAAGGCAGCTCGGTAATCTCCAGGTCGTTCTCGCCCATTTCGTTGAGGCGTTGAATCTCGTTGGCATAAAGCTCGCCAATCTCCTGCAACATCTTCTCCTGCTCAGAAACCTTTAGCAATGCCATTCTACCAAGTAACTTACTTGCGTCGGCACCAGCTTCGACATCACCAACACCGCCACCGCTTGCAACAAGAGTCTGTGGGTCGATTCTGGACAAATCATCGCCATTACTCTTTTCCCATCCGAATGGGTCAGCCATGCGAGCATAAAGGTCAAGATGCTCAGCCATATATTCCTTAACCACCTTATCACCATATTTATTGGTGATATCGGCAACTTCCATTTCGTTGAACTTGCTCTTCTGCGAAGAAGTAGTATTGGCATCAAGCGACTTCAACTTAGCCTTGAACATCATTAATAATCGCTGCTCGGCAGGAATAAGAGAAACAACATATTCGTATGCACCTCTTGCAACCTGTCCTGTTCGGTCGATACGTCCACGCATCTGAACCTCATCATTCACGTCAAGCTGCTGCTGAGCCACGATCATCACACGCTTCTTCTGGTCCTTATACTTGCTCGAAGCATGAAGGGAAATACCAGTTGCTGCACTCTTGTTGAGAATAAGCGCATCAATCTTACCATCATTAAATTCTCTTGCCAGTTTCTTCTTATCTGTGTCGGCACGTTTTACTTTGGTGACAGTTCCGTTGTCGTTATAAACAAACTCGGTCTGTCTACCGGTCAGTTCACCAACCTTATAGCCAGCCTTCTGCAGCTCGTTCTTGATAACATCAATCGGAGAGAGTGAAAGACCGGTACTTGTCTGCTCAATCTTCTTTTCCAGTTCGTGATAAGCCTCAACTGCCTCATCACCCAAATCCGAAAGCTTGATGTAGCCGCTTTCGCTATTATCCTTTGCATCCTTCTGGGTATAGCGAAGTGTACCTTCAAGACCCTTCTTCAAAGATGTACCCAAGTCTGGTGCGTCCATTTCCTCACCAAGCGCAAGGTTGCCAGTCTGAGATTCGTTGGTATTGTTCAACGCAATCACAGGCTTCATGCCCTGCTTCAAATAGTCGATGGCACGTTCTGCAGCAGACTTCGCTTTCAAGGAGAGAAGTACCTGCTGAACGGTATTGAA